CGGCAATCGAGGCGAATAGGATAGAGTGTATGCGGCATATAGCTGCGGAGTTGGCGAAATTCGATAAGGAGGTGGAATGATGGACGTTCTATGGGTAGCAACACCGGACGCGCCTTGCAACGAAGTGGGCCGTTTCGAGTTCGCAAGCGACGAAAGCATAATAGTGGTTAGATCATGGGACACAGACGAAGTGATAGCGGCAGAGCTTATGCGGGTAATCAAAAACGGTGGATCGGGATGGAGGAACGAGCAATAAAAATAGGTATCAAGCTGATAATGTTGGCGCTCATGGCAATGATGGCGGGCGCAATGCTGTACGCGGCCCTTTGCCCGCCGAATGGCGCAAGCAAGGAACGGGTCGACAAGCTGGAAGCGGCGATGCACGAATGGATAAGCTGGCAGGAGGAAATACTTGCGCGGGTTGGCGTAACAGAGCGCGATATTGAAGTTTCCAAGCTAACCCAGCGCGTGCGGAATGAACGGCTTTGCGCGTTGGAAGAGTGCCGGGCGGTCGTGCCGGAGGTGGTGGAATGAGCGGATTGATGGCACGGGTATTACTGCTATTGGTTGGGCTAGGTCTCTCAATAGCTATTATGATTCACGGATGGGGTCTTGAGCCTCAATCATGGTGGTGGATCATAGGCGGGGGGCTGGGCCTCAGAATGCTGTTAGGTATAATGGAGGCAATCGTAAAGATCGAAAACGAAAAGAAATGAACCACGCCGCCCCATATATCCTGCCGCCCGCGTTGCCGATGTGGCAATGGTCTGAAAAGCATATCAACCTGAGTATGCGACAGCCCACGGCGCGGCGGGGTATGTACCAGACGGACCCTACGCCGTATGTGCGCGGAATCATGGATGCCTTGCAAGACCCGGCCAATCACACTTGCACAATTATGAAAGGCGCGCAGACCGGATTGACGCTCATGGCATATTGCGCGATGTGCTACTGGATATGCGAAGACCCCGACCCTATCTTGCTGGTTATGCCGAACGCAGACCTTGGCAGAAGCGCGAGTGAGACCCGCTTGCAACCGCTGATAGAAGACAGCGCCCGCGTAGCAGAAGAGAAGACAGACGATAGCGACGATTTCAAGAAACTCAGTTACGTCTTGCGCCGATGTACGCTCGACATTCTCGGATCAAACAGCCCCGCCAATCTCGCCAGCAGACCCGCACGCTATCTAGTACTTGATGAGACGGACAAATACCCAGAGGCCACGAAGAAAGAGGCGCGGTCAATCAAGCTGGCAATAGAGCGCACAAAGACATACGAAGAGTTCCGCAAGATCGTTGAGATAAGCACGCCCACGAATATCAAGGGCTATATCTACCAGAGCTGTATGCGCGCCGACCAGCGCAAGTACTATGTTCCCTGTGCTGAATGCGGCGAGATGCAGACGCTCGAATGGGAACAGGTGCGATTCGATAGCGATGTGTCAATAGCGGACGCGGCGGCAAGCGCATATTACGAGTGCAACAAGTGCGGCGCGCATTGGTCCGACTTAGACAAGGAAATTGCGGTAGGCAAGGGGGAATGGCGGGCAACCAGCGACAGCCACGACGTAGGGCATGTATCGTTTATCCTGCCCGCGTTCTACGCGCCGTGGGTTAAGTGGGCCGATGCCGTAACGGAATTTCTCAGCACCAAGGATTACGCGCCCGACTTCCAGAACTTCGTCAACAGCACGCTTGCGGAGCCGTGGACCGAGCCGCCGAAGAAATCCCTCGCGCAGTCCCGCATATGGGAGATACGCGATGAGAATCCGTACGACCGTGGCGTAGTGCCGACTGACAACGAGTGCGAACTCGTGGCGACCGTCGATATTCAGGCCGCGCATCTGGTCTACGCAGTATGGGCCATGGACCTGAAAAACCAATGGCTGATAGACCACGGCCAGCTTGCGGTACTCGAAGACATTGACAAAGTGATATTGCAGGCGCGGTACAGAGACATGGCCGATAATGAGTTGCGCGTCAAAGCGGCATTCCTTGACACGGGCTACGATACCATGAACGCATACAAGTACTGCCTGCGATTCCCCAGCGTGTTACCGATAAAGGGCGAACGCGGGCGGTTCACGAAACAGAGCGAGCCTTTGAAGCCCAGCAAGATAGAGAGCTTTCCCGGTGGCAAGATGTTCGGCGGGCGGCGTTGCTTGAAGCTGTTGCACATACATCCTAGTTTCTTCAAGGATGAGCTTGCGCGGGCGGTGGCGGGCGAAGATGAGGACGGCGTAAATATCTGGTTTCACAAAGCGATTGACCAGGACTACGTTATGCAGGTGACGGGCGAAGTGCTAAAGGAGGGCAAGGCTGACAAGTTCGGGCAGACCGAGCTGTATTGGGAAAAGATACGCACTAACGATCAATTCGATTTGGCGCAGTACGGTTTCGCGATACGGCATATGGCGCACAATACCCTGCTGAATCTCGACAGGCCCAGCGATGCGCCCGAAGTTGAAGAGAAGGAACCGCCGAAGGAAAACGAGTGCCTACGCTGCGGAAAGGAAATGAAGCGACAAGGCGACTATCTTCGGTGCGAGTGCGGAAACGCGGTGAACACGGTAAGAACTTTCAAAGAAGATGGATGGGACGATGAATAAAACGGCTACGGGGTACGATAAACGGCTGACCTGCGCGGGCATAGAGAGATGCAATCCCGCCGCACACAGTCGCGGCCCCGTGGCCTTTTCAACTGATGCATGGAGGGCGATAAGATGATTACATGGGCAGTAGCATGGATGTTTGTTAAGGTTGTGCCAGAGGGCAATGGCAACGGGGTTCTGCTCTTGTTTGCAATGGTGTTTGATGCGTTCATTGGCATAGCATGGGCGGCGAACGCGGCGGGATGGTTCAGCATAACGGTAGGTGGATAATGGAAAAGTGCATAATTCAAGTTTGCAAGACATGCGGCAAGGCGACCGATTGCAAGAGATTCGACGGCGGGCTACCACCTTCGGGCGCGAATCAGCAGGAGTGCAAGAAATGCGGAAAGAAGACGGATCAGCGTATTGAGATCGTACATTCGCTTTCGACCTGCAAGGGTTGCTGTGATTGCCCCGGCCCCAACGGCGTTTTGGCGGTGATGGCATAGTGCGCGCATAATGGACGCAACATGGACGCAAATAAGGGGTTGACACACGCAAACTCTCTGTGATAGAATTCTTTTAACGCTATAGAAGAACTTTTTGACAATTTGACGCGGTAGGCTGATCCCCTCGCAAGTTGCTTATTCAAGCCGCACATACAACCGACACTAATAAGGGTGTCCCATTAACTTGGGACACCTTTTTTTGTCGGGAGGATACAGAATGGCAACGCAAACGCTCGCACAGGTTGAAGCCCAGCTCGAAAACGTAAACAAAGCCATAAACGACTGCCTTCTCACGGGGCAGAACTATTCCCGCACCGGATTTGCACTAGGCCGCGTGTCATTCAAGGAATTGGCCGCATTCCGCAGTCAGCTTGAAAAGCAGGTTACGCGCATGAACGGCACCGCAGTCTCCGTCCCCGATTTCAGTTCAGGCGGCGGTTCAACTGAATCAGATGAGTGGGGCAACTAATGGCAAAGCGCAAATCACGCATTGAGGCCGCAACAGACCGCGCAACCCTCGCCAAGCTCAACAGGGAAACCGCGTCTGATAAACTCAAGACAGAACAGTATAAATTCTACCTCAACGACAATATCAAAAGCACACGCAAGCGCAGGGTGGGGTCCAGCGTGCCCGCAAGCGCAGAGCGGGATATGTCTTCCTCCGACCGCAAGAAAGCCCTCCAGCTATCCCGCCAGAAAGTCATGGAGTCGCCTCTCGTGATGGGCATAGTGCAAACGCTCGTCGACAACATCGTCGGCAGTGGATTTATGCTCAACATGAAGACGAAGAATGCCGATTTTAACGAGGAAGTAGAATCCCGCTGGAAACTCGCAAAGGATAGGCTGGACGTTCGCGGTGTACGCTCATGGTTCAAGCTCCTACGTATGTGGCAGTACCGCAAGACGATTGACGGCGATGTGGGGCTTAATCTAGTAGACGGCGGGATGGGTATCAACAATGAAAAGCTGAGTTACGTGCAGACCATCGAAGCCGAGCGCATCCACAAGACCGAAATCAGCGACATTGCCGATACGGGCATTGACTTCGACAAGAGGGGCAAGCCAAAGAAGTACTACGTCGGCGCACGCGATAAGACAAAGAGCGGCAATACGAAGAATCCGAAGGGCATCGCGGCCAGAGACTTTATCCTGTACGCCAACTATCCACACGAACGGGCAGAGCGGGCACGCGGCGTTTCCATGCTGTTGCAGAATTTGAACCTATTCGCGGACGTTGAGGAAATCATTGACGCAATGCGACTGAAGGTCAAAAACGAGGCTTTCATGGGTATCAAGTTCAAGATGGACGCAGGACCAGACGGCCAGATATTCCCCGGCACCACTTCCAAGACAAACGAGGATGGCGTAAAGCGCAAGACCGTCAAGCTTGTGCCTAACCTGAACCTGAACATGGCAGAGAATGAAGACGCCGAAGTACTCGAAAGCAAATCCCCCAACGCTGAATTTATGCCCTTTGCGCGTATGCTTATCCGTTACGCTGGTTCACGGTTCGGCCTCCCGCTCGAAATGATCCTCTTCGACTTCTCCGAAACAAACTACAGCGGCGGGCGGGCATTGCTCGAACTGTCAAAGCGGCGTTTCCGCGTAGAGCAAAAAGAATTACAGATAGTGGCTAGTCGGGTATTCACTTGGTGGTTATCGCGAGAGATAAAACATAATAAGCTTGAAGTCCCTTCGGACATTAACGGCACTCACTGGGCGCACCGATGGGGAGTACCAGGCTGGCCTTATCTTGACCCTATGAAGAGCGCGAACGCAAACGCGCTCAATCTGGCGAACGGAACCACAAGCCGCTCGCGCATTCTTGAGGATACGGGCGAGAATGACTTTGACGATCTGGCAGAACAGATTTCCCGCGAACAAAAGCTGATGGAAAAGCTTGGAATCAAATACGCAATAGGCATGTCCGGCCAAGAGATTGTCGGGCTGACAGAGGATACGAATACAAATGAAGACTAAGAAAATACCCGCGAAGGCGTGCAACCTTAAAATTCTCGACGCCGATTTGCAGTTTGGCGATAACGGCGAAGACTCAAAGACCGCGCCTATCAAGATGATTGCCCGAAGCGCAGAGCCGATAGCCCATTGGTGGTTCGGTAGCGTTATCCACGATCTATCAGGGATGCACCTACTGAAAGACCGCGTTGTAATTGACTGGCTACACAGCGACGACATCCAGCTTGGATACCTGAACAAGTTTGAGGTTACAGAAGAGGGCCTGGAAGTCAGCGGCGCTCTCGTTCCGTACAAGGATGACAAGGCCACTGAGATCATAAACAAGCAGAAGGGCGGCGTTCCGTATGAAGCGAGTATTGACTTTCGCCCGCGTGGTTCTTTCGGGCTGAAGATCGAAGAAGTCGGAGAAGGAATCGAGACAGAGGTAAACGGCAAAACTTATACAGGGCCGATTGTGGTTATTAGGGAATGGCCCCTTAACGCGGTGGCAATCTGCCCGCACGGTGCGGATGATCGGACTGCCGCATTTCTTAACGCAGAAGATGACGAAAACGAAGTGGAGATACAGATAATGAAGACAGAAGATAAAAAGGCCGTCGAAGGTAGCGAAGAGGCGAAAGCCGCGCAACTGAAGGCTGATGCCGCGAAGGTAGAAGCGGACAAGGTAGAAAAGGCACGCGTCGACGCAGAAGGCGAAGCCCTCGCCGCTGCAAAGCTGGCCGCTGAGAAAACAGGGGATGAAGAGAAAACAGACGAGCGGACACAGTTTGCCAAGTTTGTCACGGCGTTTGGCGATAAGGCACAGGAGTACTTTGCTGACGGGCTATCCCTTGAGGACGCACAGGCAAAGTTTACCGCCGAGGTCGTCAAAGAGAATGAGAAACTCAAAGCCAAGATGAGCAGGGCAAAAGTGGAAAATGACGCTGTGAGCTTTGAAGCTGACGACGACGATGGCAAATGCCATTTGAGTGCCGGCGACGAAAAGCGGGTGCGTGAGATTGCTGAAAATTGCGGGCGTGATCCCGACAAGGCAGTTGAGCGCGAAGTGGCGCAGATGTCCGCATAGAACAAGTAGACAACCGAAGGAAAAAA